GTAGCTTGTAATGGTGTTGACCCTGTAATGGTCTTTAATGGTACTTCTTGGTTTTTTATTGCCACGACAAGTACAGCGCAAACAATTAGCACAATTACCCATGTAGGTAATGTAGCAACATTAACAACTGCTGCGCCACATGGTTTAGTTAGTAACAATTATGTTACTATTTCTGGCGCTACTGAATCAGCTTATAACGGCTCTTATGTTATTACAAAAACAGGTGCAAGTACCTTTACTTACACTATGGCAACAACGCCTGCTGCTAACGCTACAGTAGTTGGTACTTATACAGTTTTAGGCATCACAGGCGCAGATTCATCAACTTTTATCAATGTAAACCTGTTTAAAAATCGCTTATATTTTACGCAAAAAGACACTCTTGCTTGTTGGTTTTTAGATGTAAATTCTATTGCTGGCGCTGCTTCTCCTTTTTATTTCGGTGGAATTGCACGAAATGGTGGTTATCTGCAAGCAATGGGTACTTGGACATTAGATGCTGGACAGGGTGCAGACGATTATGCAGTTTGGATTACCTCGATGGGTGAAACCATTGTCTACAATGGAACAGACCCTACAGACCCTTTAAATTGGGCTTTAAAAGGCGTATGGCAATTAGGGCAAACTTTTAGTCGTAGATGCTTTTTTAAATGGGCTGGTGATTTACTTTTACTGACTCAAGATGGTTTAGTACCACTTGCTTCTGCTTTACAATCTAGCCGCCTAGACCCTCGTATCAACTTAACAGACAAGATTTTTTACCCTATTAGCGTTGCTTGTACTAATTACTATGCTAACTTTGGTTGGCAAATTAACTACTTTGCTAGTGAAAATATGCTGATTTTGTCTATTCCTACCGATATAGGTATGGAACAGTATGTAATGCACACCATTACTAAAGCATGGGCAAGATTTACAGGTATCCAAGGCTATTGTTGGGAAGTATCCGGTGATGCTGATATGCACTTTGGTAGCGATGGATTTGTAGGTACTTTGTACTCTTCTTTATCAGATAATGGCGCAAATATTTCTGCAACTGCACAAACAGCTTATTCTTATTTTGAGTCACCAGGGCAATTAAAACGCTTTGTGATGGTAAGACCTATACTTCAGTCTACAGGTGGCGTACCAGCCGTTTTATGCGGTTTAAGCGTAGATTTTGACACCCAATCACAGTTAGGCGCAGTTTCATTTAACCCTGCTGCACAATCTGAAGGTATTTGGGATACATCGACTTGGGATGGCAATGTTTGGGGTGGTGGGCTTATTACTACTAAAGTATGGCAAGGTGTCACAGGAATAGGTTTTAGTGGCTCTATTAACATTAATGTGGCATCAAGAAACATTGAATTACATTGGGCTAGTACCGACTATATTATGGAAAAAGGTGGTGTCATTTGATTCTTATTAACGACCCTATTCTTAGAGAATGGGCTATTAATCATAAGATTCCTACCCCTCAAGACTCACATTATTTGGGTCAAGTATTAGATGGACAGATTAGAGCAGTTGTAGTGTTTTGCGGTTTTTATGGTAAATCTTGCATGATTCATGTGGGGTCAGAAGGTGAACATTGGGCAACCAAAGATTTTCTTAAAAAGGTCTTTGATTACCCGTTTAACACATTGAAATTAAAGGTTATAATTGGCACAGTTTCAGGGAGTAATAAAAAAGCCCTAAAACTAGACCGACACCTTGGTTTCAAAGATGTTGCTTTTATTCCTGACGCACATGACGATGGGGATTTGGTAATTCTAGAAATGCGCCCAGAATATTGTAAATGGGCATAAGGAGATAGTAATGGGTGCAGGGTCAATAGGTTCAACAGATGGATTTGGAAATAGCATTGGAAATGCTATTGGTTCAGCATCACCAAATTCAACAAATTCAACAAATCCTTTGCAATCTTTTTTAACAAGCAGTCAAAATCCATACGCTAATAGCACAAATCCTTATTTGCAAGCTGCTAATGTAACTACTGCTGGAAATTTAGCAGGGGCACAAACAGCTACTCAAGCTAATCGAGTTAACCAAAACACTCCTTATGCAAGTTTAAATTACACGCAAGGCGTAGATGCTAATGGCAATCCTACATGGACAGCTAATCAACAATTAGCGCAACCACTTCAACAATCTTTAAATAATATTTCTCAAAATGTAGCAAATACTACTGCAAATCCATTTAATACAAGTGCTTACCAAAATCAACTTTTGAATGCTTCTAGCCCTCAATTTCAACAGGCTGGGCAAGCTCAACAAGCACAAGGAGTTGGTCAATCCCCAACTTTGCAAACCAGCGTTGGAGGAACAGGTACTCAAGGCTGGGATGCTGCAACTCAAATGATTATGAGTCGTTTGCAACCACAAATAGCTCAACAAAAAGAACAACAAGACGCACAATTAGCAAACCAAGGCATTGTGCCTGGTACACAAGCCTATGACAATGCTATGCGTACATTTAACCAGGGTCAAAATGACTTATTAACTAGCGCACAAATGCAAGGTGCTAACTTACAAAATCAATTATTTAATCAAAATGTAACTGCTGGACAATTTGGTAATACTGCGTTGCAGAATCAAAATTCTATGAATTTAAGCAATACTCAACTTGGAAATCAAGCTGGACAACAAAATTACACTAACCAGTTGGCAGGACTTGGTTTAAATAACCAGTATGCCCAACAAGGTTATGCAAATGCTGTTACAGGTCAACAAGCTAATAATGCTGCATTGCAAAACAATTATTCGCAAAATTTGGCTGCTTACAATAACCCATTACAGCAATTAGGCGCTTTTCAAAGTGGTACTAACCCTAGTTACATTAATGCACCGCAACAAGCTGCGGTTGCTGGGCCTGACTATACAGGTGCAGTAAACAGTCAACAAGCTGCTAATATTGCAGCGCAAAATGCTGCATTAGGTCAGCAAACTGCTAATACACAAGGTCTTTATGGTTTAGGTGCTTCTGCAATTACTGGTGCTGCTGCCAACCCTGGATTAATTTCAGGAGCAACAAGTTTACTTGGTAATATTGGTAGCACTATTGGTGGCTGGCTTGGATTTTAATCATGTTTAAAAGCAAACATTCTGGCTGGACTTGGGAATTAAAGCGTACTCCTTTTGGCGGTGGTGGAGGCGGTATTGTTTCAGCTATTACTGACCCTATTTCTTCAGCACTTGGCACAGATGGAAGTGGTGGTGGTGCTTTAGGTGCTTTAGCTTCTATTGACCCTGGCCCTGCTATTGGTAGTGGTTTAGCCTCTGTAGACAAAGCTGTTAATCAAAACATTCCTGGTGGCTGGATTACCGTAGGTGGTTTAGCTGCTGGCGGTTTAGCACTTGCTTACGCTCCTGAAGTTATGGCTTTAGCTTCATCCGAAGGAATTACACCTGAAGCTGCTGCTCTTGCAACAGGAACAATGCCTGTTGATGCTACTACTGGTGCTGTTGTTTCTCCTGATGTTTTTGCTGGACTTTCTGCAAATGCACCTGTTGATACAACATTATCACAAGCTGCTGCTGCTTCTATGCCAAGTACAAATCTTTTAGGTGATGCTAGTTTAAAAGATTTAGCTACTCAAAATGCTAATGCAGCCGTAACAGAAGCAGCGCAAACAGCGCCATATAATACAGCAGCAATTCCAACAAGTTCTGCAAGTGCTTTAAATGCTGCAAATTTAGCTAAATCATTATTATCTGGTAGTAACTCAAGTCTTTCAAGCGCTGCAAACAATTTAGCTTCTGGTCAATACAAATCAGCAAGTGTTATTCCAGCACTAATTCGTGGAAATCAAAATCCATTTACTTATACAGCACAGCAACCTATTCAAAATGCACGGCCAATGGATTTAAGTGCGCTTTCTAAATTACTAAAGCAGGGATAATCATGGCAGACTTAACAGACCAACAATTTCTATCACAAGACCCCGAAGTCTTGGGTTTACAAAGACAAAGGGCATTAGCTAATTTGCTGACAGGTCAAGCCTTTAATGCACCACAAGGTCAAATGATTAGTGGGCATTATGTAAAGCCTTCTGCATTGCAACAAGCATTGCCAATGATTAATGCCGCTATTGGTGGTATGACTAATGCTAATTTAGACACTAAACAAACTGAATTAGCGGCTGCATTGCGTGGTAAACAACAACAAGCAGTACAACAATTTGTAAATGCTACCAATCCTCAAGAGCGTTTTGCAGCAGGTACAAGCCAATATGCACCAGCAGAATTGCAAAAAACTGCTTATGGAATGGTTGCACCGCAAAAACTTGCAGAAGGTGAAACTATTAGCCAACTCAATATGGGTACTGGTCAATATGAGCCTATGGCACAAGGTGGTCAAAAGAAAACTGAGGCTATTCGTGGA